GTGCTTTTTTATCTTTTTTACCTTTACTATTTTTTCCTATTGGTAATAAAGAAAATCCAAGTGATAGATAGTAAATAGCCCATTCTTTATTTGTTTTCATATTTTTTTATTTTTAGCAAAAAGCTGAGAGCCAATGTTAGTTTTCCGACCAACTGACTCCCAGCTCTTTGATAATAATAAAACCCCGTCAAAATGCGGGGTATAATTGTTGGTCGGAAAGTTCATAAATTTATTTTAGCAAGAAAAAATAAACGTGTCAAATGATAGAAGTGTGGATAAATATTGGTAAATAGTCGTTGGCTAATTTAAGCCAAAACCGTTTTACGGAGAGGGGGTCAAATAGGTATGACACACCGTAAAACGTTTTGTCAAGGGCTTACGGAGGCTTACGGAACGCCCGTAAATAGAATGTGACTTAACCCAGCTATTATTTAGTACCCTTTACGGAGGCTTACGGAACGCCCGTAAACGAATGGGGTACGTTTACGGACTTACGCCCCCCTATAGGGGCGGAGACCGTAAACCCTGATAGTAGAAATTAGAAAAGGAGCAATATGATTGTATTCTTTTTTAGACTGTGCATTTGACAAAAAAGACAATCTATGATAAAATGTAAGAGCAGTAAATTGATTGGTACAATGTTTACAACTTTACATAAAGCAAACATAATAAAAACCCTGAGCCACACGTCAAAAAAAGACGATGGTTTGGGTTTTTTGTTGCACCTAGGCTATTAAACAGACAGATATAGGGGAACAAGTCATCAAACAACTGTTAAACTACAGCCTTAAATCATATCTGTCTGTTTGATACAATATAACTAAACACAGTAAAATATACTATTTTAATTTTGTATGCCTAATCCAAATGGAAATCCTAATTTAAAAGGAAATAAAAATAGTGGAAGAAAATCCACTAGGGTAGAGTTTGCTAAAAACGAAGCTGTTAGAAAAGCGTGGCTTAAAGTAAATGAAGAATTAGAAGCAAGTGGTGTGGAAAAGATAGCATTGCCATTGGCTTTAAAGGATATGGTGGTTAAGAAAGATGTAACAACAGACGGTGAAAGTTTAAATAAAGTTTTAGTTGAATTTATAAATGGATAAACTAAAGACGATAAAAATTCCGATTGAATATAAGCCGTTATTTGATAAAAATTGGAGAGAAGCAGCAGTATACGGTGGTAGGTTTTCACTTAAATCACATACGGTGGCACGTTTTTTACTTATAAGGGCTAGAGAAACAAAGACTAGGGTAGCCTGTTTTAGAGAATTTCAGAACTCTATAGCTGAAAGTAGTCATCAATTATTAAAAGAACTGATTGATAAGTACGAATTAAATGAGTTTGAGGTAACAAATAACTCAATTATTAATAGATTAAATGGCTCTGACTTTATATTTAAAGGGCTACGAAACAACGAACAGAGCGTAAAGTCAACTGAGGGAATAGATATAGCTTGGGTAGAAGAAGCTCAGACAGTATCTGATAACAGTATTGAGGTATTAACACCAACAGTTAGAAAACCTGGTTCAAAAATTATATATACATACAATAGATTATTAGAAAATGATCCAGTTCACGTTAGATTGGTCATAGATGGTAGACCTGATACCATAATAATCAATGAAAACTACGATATAGCCATCAAGCACAATATGATGCCTGATGTTATCTTAAAGGAAATTGAAGATGACAAGCGGAACAGACACGCTTTATATCAGCACAAGTGGATGGGCGAACCTAACAGCCTTGAATTAAAGATTTTTAAGGAGTGGAAGCAGATTGATGATGTGCCACACGAAGCTAGACTGGAAGCTAGGTGGCTAGACTTTGGTTATTCGATTGATGAATCAGCTATTGGTTCACTATACTATCACAATAATGGCTGGATACTAAAAGAAGACTTATACAGGAAAGAGATGAGTAATAGGCAGTTAGCTAACTTTCTAAACGCTCTAGAGAAGCCACAGACGTTGATAATTGCCGATTCAGCTGAACCTAAGAGTATTGCAGAGCTACAGTCATATGGATTGAACGTAACAGGCTGTAAGAAAGGCCAAGATTCAGTAGTAAATGGCATTCAACTGGTACAAGATCAACCAATATCAGTCACTAAGGGTAGTTTGAACATCTGGAAAGAGTATATGAACTACTTTTGGCTAGTAGATAATAAGGGAACAATCATAAATAAAGAAGACCCAGCGTGTGCTAATCATCATATGGCTGGCATAAGATACGTTTTACAGAACTTTGGCAGGATTAAACAAGAAGAAAGCTATTGGGACAGGATATACAGTGATGAACTACACCCCGAAACAGTAGTAAATCTTATTAATAAAGGTAGATGAATATATCAGAGAAAAGTATAATAACAGTACAGGCTAATATTGACAAAGAGAAATGGGACAATAACTGGGATAAAATATTTAAAAATAAGGCAAAAAAAATATGTCGGAAGACTATAACTTCGACCCAAAAGACGCACTAAATGCTAAAAATGCGTTTTTACCTACAATAGGTGTAAAGAAAGAGCCAAAGGATGACCCAATCATATCAAAGATAGTGGGACACCCAGTAAAGATTAACAACCCAATTCTAATTAGACTAATAGTTAAATGGAAGAAAGAAGAAGGTAAATCTGATAGTGATACTTCAATTAGTGGATACCTTAATGACCCTAATAAATTAGAAGAACTAAAAAAAGCATTATGACAGACATATTAACACCTGAGCAACAAACACAAAAAGACTTAAAAGACAAACAAATTAGAGTAACCAAAGAGATAGAAGCTATTTTAGATAAAGAAAACTTAATGCTACGTATGACTCAAAATATAGTAGTATTACCAAAAGAATAATATGGAAAATAATTATAAAATAACAATCTCTGTACTTGGCAATGAGTGGTCAGAAGAAGGCAAGACAATCCATTCTACACTTGATAAGTTTCCATTGACTTGGGAACAGATTAAGTCAAAAGGTGTAGTGGTCGTAACTAAAGGTAATCTGAAACGCACACAATTAATCCCTGGTGTAACACTAAGACGGATATTATCCAATAAGATTATGAAAGCTGTATGGTCTAAAAGATTGAAACTATTACTCGAAGCAGATAAAAAATAATAAATAATATGACTACATCAACAATCTTTGATTACATAACAGGGGAGAAGACCAAGTACGATCAGCCAATTACCCTAACTGAGGGTTGGGATTGGTCAATGAAGGAACACTTAAATCGTTCCTTTTTGTATTTGAACAGCCAATTTGAAGAAAACAATGAGGATAGAATACTAAGACCGTTTAAAAACATTGTGCAACCAATTTTAAACATACAGTTTAGGACAGAGGGGTTTGATGTCAAAGATATTGAGTTATATGTTGATAACAAAGACGAATACTACAAGTCATTACTAATCAAGAAGTACCACGAGAAGTGGGCGTTAGAAAATGAAATAGACACATTCATTGATGAGATGACTGAAAGTTACTGCACCTATGGTGGTGTACTAGTACGAAAGACAAAACAAGCTAAGCCAGAAGTAATTGACCTTAGAAGTTTAGCTTTCTGTAATCAGAACGACTTACTTAACCATCCATTTGCTATTAAACACGAGATGAGTTTTGCAGAGCTTAGAAGTAAGGGAAAGAAGATGAACTGGGGTAGTGAGGGTGCTGACATTGATATTGACACTCTAATTGACCTAGTAAAACAAGAAAACGATGAAAATACTACAATAGAAATATATGAATGTCACGGTAGCTTACCTATTGAATGGTTAAATGATGAAGACATAATTGATGTTAGTGAAGAAGATGTACCACAAATACAAGTAGTAGCATTTTATAAAGATGAGAATCACAACGATCAAGGTGTCACACTTTTCAAGAAGAAGATGCCTGTATTACCTTTCAAATTCTTAAAGCGTGATGACGTTTACAACAGGGCATTGGGTAGAGGTGGCGTTGAAGAACTGTTTGAAAATCAAATCTGGACTAACTGGAACGAAGTAAAGATAACTGAAATGCTAGATAGTGCTAGTAAGACATTGTTTATGTCTGATGATCCAACCTTTAAGTCAAGGAATAACCTTAACAACGCACAGAACAACGAAGTGTTTGCCCTACAAGAGGGTAAGAGAATCGGACAGATTGATACATTCCCACGTAATGTAGGGGTTTTTAACGATAGTGTAGAAAGGTTTTGGCAACACGCACAACTTATGGGTTCAGCACCTGAACCATTACTAGGTGAGACACCAAGTTCTGGTACACCATTCAAATTATTTGAAGCACAAACTATTGAAGGAAAGGGTATGCACAAGTACAGACAGGGTAAGTTAGCAGTATTTATGGATGAACTTTACAGGGAATGGATTCTACCTTACTTGGCAAAAGAGATTGTCAAAGAACAAGAGTTTATGCAGGAACTAAGTTTCGATGAGATGCAACTGGTTACTGAGAAGGTACTAACAAGTAGAACTAATGACTTTAAGAAACGAATGGTACTAAGTGGCCAAGTGATAAACGAAGAACTTGTCCAAGACTTTCAGGCTCAAGTTAGAGTATCCGTTTCTAAAGAGGGTAATAAACGATTCTTCAAGATACTTAAAGACGAAATGAAAGATATCAGCATATCGGTAATGACTAACATTGCAGGTAAACAAAAGAACTTAGCCTTAATGACTGATAAGTTGGTAAATGTCCTACGACAGTATATGTCTACACCTGAACTACGACAAGACCCTGAAATGACTAAACTGTTAAATACTATATTAGAAAGTTCAGGACTATCACCAATTTCCTTTGGTCCATCACCACAACAGGCTCAACAACAAGTGCAACAGCAACAAGGTGGCGGATCAACTCAACCATTACAAGAACTAAGTCAGGGTAACCAACCACAACAATGAATGAAGTATTTGAGTCAAAACTAAAAATACTAGCGTCAGATAAAATAACACTAGATGCAATCAAAGCTATTTTCTTAGAAAAGTTTGAAAAGGAAAAGCCAAATGTCTTACCACAAGACGATGATACTGTATTGGGTCAAAAGTATCGGGCTTATGAGAAAGCTATAAGCATATTTGATGAAGTTTTAGAGGGCATAGAAACTTACAAAGATAATAAAACTAATACTGAGGATTTTAATAAAGGTCGTTAATAATAATTAAATAAAAACTTATGAAAAACGTAATAATCACAATATTCGTGATTTTAGCAATAGGACTTGCAGCAACTGCTTATATTTTGTATCCAGATGATACAGAATATAATGTAGGTAGTATTGTCACTGGGCAGTCTTATTATGCTACAAGTACACCTTGGGATGCGGCTCAGACTGATGGTGAGATCAAGGGTGGCTGGGGTTCACTAGCTCAAGTGGCAGTTACAAGTGCAGGAGATTTGAAATTTTGTTTGTATGATGCAATTTCAACAGATGTAACTCATTTTTCAGAGCTTGGTAGATCTACTTCAACTCAACAACTTACCTGTATCAGTACCGCTACCGTGGGAACTTACACTTTTGATGCTCAGTTGATTTATGGTCTATATCTTGATGTCACAGAGGGCACAACGGGAACAACTACAGTCACATATCGTTAATTAATAACAGACAACCAATATGTCTAAAATGAACGAAGCAAAAATGGCTTCTTTGTCAGACAAGATTTATGATGATGAAGCCGAACAAGAGCTTAAGAGAGAGAAGAAACCGCTTAAGAAACTAATTCCTAAAAGCGAGGAAGTAGTCGAACCTCATCTAAAAAGAAAGGAAAATAAATATGTCTAAAAAAATAAAGAAAGTTAATGGAATAAAATACTACGTAGTTATTTCATTAGTCGCTTGTTTAGGAGTTGGCGCTTTTGCACTAGCTTACTCAGTAGGTCAAACTAACAACACAACTGTAAATACAGATGGTGGAGATTACGTTGTAAATAATGCAACAGCCGAACAAGCCCCAGATGAATTTAATCTTGGTGCTCAACCAGGAACAGACTTAACAGTAGATAATCTAACATATGGTTCATCACGCTCTAAAGGGTTAACCTTTAAAGAAGGTGCAACTTCTACTCCTGGTGGATTATTCGTATTAGATAACTATGGACCAACTAAAGTTTGTTCTAGAGTAGAGCTTGATATTTCTACAGCTAGTACTGTTGGTGGTGTGCTTGGTACAGGACTTCCATTGGTATTCTCAGTATCTACATCAACTATTGGTACATTGAATGCTACTGCAAGTTTAATTGCTACATCTACTCTTGCCACTTCTACAGTTCAGTTGTTTGATACCACTGCTAATGCAGGTACTTATGCAACAGCTGGAACTGATGACGGAAAATCTTGGCTGTGGGAACAAGGTGATAGTATTATCGGTCAGTATGATATTCTAACTGGCTCAGATGCTACATCTACATCTTATGGAATGGCTGGTAGTGTATATGTAAATTGTCACGAACGAAATTAAATATAAATTAAATTGGCGGTGACTTGTCCGCCTTAAAAACAAATCTATGACTGATGAAGAATTGGAGAACGAAACTCCTATAAATGACGAGGGTGTAGAACAGCCACCTGAAGCTGTTGAGGAATCTAATGATGAAGTAGTGAAAGCTAACGAAGTAGCTAACAATCAAAAGATTCGTGCTGAGAAAGCTGAAGCTGAGAATAAAAAACTTAAAGCTGAAGCGGAGACCAAAACTCCTAAAAAAGAAGAACAATCAGACGAGCCAGATTACAAAGACAAAATTGATAAGCTAACATTGAAAACTGAAGGCGTAACCCATTCGGATGATGTAAAAATCGTTACGGATGAAGCTAAACGATTAGCTCTCCCTGTTGAAGAAGTGCTAGGAATGGAACATATTAAGTCCAAACTTAAAACTGCTGAAACACAGCGAGAAGCTGAAGCTGGTATGCCTGATGAAAGTGGAAAGACTAGCGGTGGAAACAAAAGTTCCGTTGAATACTGGGTCAATAAGACCGATAAAGACGGAGTGTATAAGAATCCTCCAGGTAATGATGTTGAATTTAACAACAAAGTTATCGATGCTAGAATCAAACAAAAACAAGATGGCAGCAAATTCTCAGATGAAATGTATTAATCTGGTGGTCGGCGTTTGGTTGATTAATAAACCAACTAAACTAAATTTTTATGGCTATTGCAACAACTACTAATACCTATAATAAACACGATTACGTTTCCCGATTGAGGGCAAGAATCAATCTCCCTACTGTTTGGAGTGACGTATTGAAAGTTACTTATAGTGATGTTAGAACAATCGTTAATGGTTACTGGTCAACTGAACCAGCTACTTCTGCTAACACACGAGCATCTGCTTACACTTACTCTGATTACGAGACTGCTCAAGATACATTGACAATCAATCAATCAAGGGTTGTACCTGTATTTATCGATGAAGCAGATAGAGCCCAGCAAGATTACGTTAGTATGATGGACATTGCTACTTATCAAGGTAAAAAGATTTCTGAATATCTTGAAACAGTAACTTTGGCTGCAGCTATCGGTGGTACTAACTTTGGTGTAACTGATCTAAGCAACACAGGTGCAGACGATACTACTAAGATTACAGTATCGGCATCAAACATTGATGACCTTATCCGTGCTATCAAACGTAAGATTTACGAGAACAACGGTGTTGATTTCGCTGTTGAACGTGGTATCTTCATTGTTTGGGGAGCTGAACACTTTGAACTACTTGAAGCCTTTACTCAAGCTAACGGATTCACAGAAGCTGACATTGCTTTAAAGAATGGCATTGCTGTTCAAAAAGCATTCCGATATATGGGAGTTGACCATTACTTATCAACTTCTCACACTGCAAATCATCTATTTGCTGGAATCAAAAGGACAATGGAATTAGGTATTCTACGGAGTACATTCGGTAAAGTAAAACATATCGAAGATCCATCACAGACTTCAGGACTTGGCATTGTCAGTCGTGTAGATTGGGGATTCAATCTACCTGCTTACAACTTAGAATTCATTATTGACGTGAACGTCAACTAATAATTAAATATTATTCCTCGGGCAAGCACTTCAGACCGCTATGCCCGAAGGTCTGAAAATAATATGAAAGATTGTATAAAACTAAAGTGCCACAAGTGTTGTGATGAGCTTTTCTTACCTTATCCAGAACAGGATAAAGACATAATTAGGTGGATAGAACTTCACGGTATAGAAGTTGTTGATAACAGCTATGGTCGTTTCATAAAGATACCTCAAAAATGTTCTAAGCTAAAACACGGAAAATGTTTAATATACGAGGATAGGCCTGAAATGTGCAAAAAATTTGATTGCGAAAACTTTAAAGAATTTTTTAAATAAAAATTATGAAGCTATACGAGCCTATAAGTCAAGAAAGTATCTTTGACGAAATAAATGATATATGTGGTACTACTGACCAATCTTATACAAATAAGCAAAAGGTTGCACGTGTTAATGAAGCACTAGATAAATACTTTTTTCTAGCGGTACAGTCTGCACCACAAGGAACTTTTGATGATACTGGTAATACATCAATACCAGTTGAAACACCTGACTTAGTAGACGGTACTAACGCCTACAAGTTAAGCTCTATCACAAACAACATTCTACAGATTTTACGAGTATCAGTTATAGATAGCAATGGCGAAGAAAATGATTTAATCTATGAAGACTTTGAAGATATAAAAGACTTCACAGAACGATACTCAACTGATAGTGAAGATAGAGGCGATCCAGAATACTGGACTAAAGTTGGAGACTACGTGTATATTTATCCTTGTCCTAACTATGCAGAAACAAGTGGTTTAAGACTTTATGTTAGCAGAGAACTAAATAAATTCCCTTACGTAACTTTTACCACAACTTTTGCAACAGATTTATTCACTACAAGTGCAGCCCACGGCTTAGTAGCTGATGATGGGCTTGTTTTTGTAACTGACACTACTATCCCAGGTGGGCTAACAGCTGACACAACAGTTTACTATGTAATTGCATCAGGTTTAACACTTGATGACTTTAAAGTATCAACCACGCTAGGTGGTTCGACAATTACATTAAGTTCAGACGGAACTGGTAACCAAAAATACGTTAAAGTATCCGGTGAACCAGGTATTCCAGTTATCCATCACGATTACTTAGCTCAATATGCTTCGTACAAGTTTATGGATGCTGACCACCCTAAGTTCGCTAAGACTAGAGAGTTACTTGCAATCTATGAACAGGAAATTGAAGAAT